TGCAAAGCTTCTGCTTGACGAAGAGCAAGAATATCAAACGAAGAAGAAACCGATGTACGACCAGCAAGTAAATCGGTGTTGGCAGGAATAGGAGAAGAAGGAGCGGAAGAAGGCTTCAATAAAAAAGAAGAAGACGAATTAATCACCGCAAAATTTTGAACAGATTTACCAGAGGAACCAACAAAAATATTAGCAGCAGTAGTATTGCCAGTAACATCTACAACAGCAATATCTCCAAACTGGGAATTAGGAAGAATTCCCATAAATAAATCCTTATTCCAGTTACAATAACGAAGAGAAAACAAATTATCTCGTTTCCAGTAATCGGAACTAGAAGGAAGAGAAGTATTAATAGAACCACCAAATAAATTTCCAGAACCTTGATACCAGTCAAAGTTATAAGAAGTAGGGTCAGCATTTTCCCATTGAGACCAACGGAAGAAATCTTGGTAAATCTTCTGATAAGCAGCAAGAGGAAAAACATTAACATTCATGTTAAATTTATACATCTGGCTGTAAACAATACCAGAATCGGAAGCAAGAGGGGCTTCTCGATTCCACCAACGATAGTTAGAATTACCGATACCCAAAGTAGGCATATCATTAGGAATAATATTACCATAATTCAACATGTGAAGAAGTTTATAATTTACATCTCCACGAACGTAACCAAAAATATTAGCATAATCATTATTTGCTTGCCAAGATTTCAAGGCGGGAACAGATAAAGAACCAGAAGCAAAGAAACAAGACATGCCTAAATCCGAAAGGGAACAATAAGGTAAATCTCCGGAAACAGTCAAAGCAGTCAAAATATCCTTAGATTGAACAGGAGCGACTTCACCCATCTGAACAACAGAAGCGTCAAAAGATTTCCAAATCAAATCAAGAGGAACAGCATAAAAATCAAAATACTCACGAATACGAGTATAAGCAGCAGTCTGAACGGGACGAGTACGTGTGAAATACTGAAGATCAATATCATACGTACAATTAGGAATACCTAAATCCCAAAACACAGGCAAAAGTTCTCCACATTTAGCAGAAAACACATTTTTAGAACCAATATCAAAACCAGCACGATGAGGATGATTTTGAAGTCGAGTAAGACCAGTAAAATGAGCCATAAACTAAAAATTTAAATTAAACAATAGACCAGAGACATCATTATAATTCTTATGTTTAACTTTCTGAAAAAGCTTCTGTTTAACAGAATTTTTCAAAGAGGACAAGACAGAGTTTACCTCACTCCAAAAAGATTCATCATCTTTAGAAGGTAAACAATAACCAACAGTCCTAGACTTTAAAAAAGAATCTGATTCAGGATAGACAGAAAGATAATCATAAAAATCATTGATAAATCTCAATTCTTTTCTAGACCAATAATCAAAAGAAGAAACAAATAATTTAAATAAGAACCTCTTCAAATTCTCGGATAAAACATGCCTATCAAGATTCCAAAAACGCAAAGTACGATTAACAGCAGAAAAAAACCTATAAATCTTACCTACAACAGAATCAAAATCAATTTGAACAATTTCAAGACGAGTATAATCAAAAATAAGAAAATCATACCTAGAAGAAGTACGAGAACCAGACATAACATCATAATAAAAATGAGCATAACGTTTGGAAAGTTCCCAAACAGAAAGATTCTCATCTATTGATATATATCCGTCACGTATGAGCCTGTTGGATGCTGTGAACGCACCGAAAAATAAGTCAACACAGCTGTATGGATTCGCAAAAACAGGGTCAGAGATTCGGGGGAATACCATACGTTCATACGACCGTGAAGGTTTGACAGTGACATACTCACCATTAATCGGAACACTGAATCCGCTAAGACACGAAGCGGAAACTTCTTGTATCTCTGAAATGTCGGACGATTGACGAAAGAGTTTATTAACCGATAACCCTTTGGAGTGGTAGGATCTAGGCTTAATTTCTTTGTGTCGGTTAAAAAAATCCGGTAAATCGACAAAACTATTAATATATGACGCAACATAGCCAGCTGCCGAACCTCTCGATAATGAACAATCTGTACGACCGTAGCTCCAGCTCTTAGATACCAACTCACATATAGACGAGGTGAGTGCGTCCGAGTTAAAGAATAATATACCATGCCAATGCGGACGATATGTCCGTCCACCATACTCTGATACAAGGTAGTAACATATTTTTTCATCGTATTTCTCTGCAATCAATTTACGTAAACGTTTAAAAAACAAATTCTGGTCATAAGGATTCAAAACCAAAACTTCATTACGACATTCGTCAATAGAAGGAAAAACAACACATTTACGTGCAAAATCATAACGACCGTTAGAAGCTACCAACAAATCACGTATTTCCTTGCCAGAAAAAGTATGAAGAAACTGATAAGAATCCTCTGTTTCTGAAAAATCGCGAACACGACCGGAGTCGTGAACGCGAAAACAGCCAGAACGGGGTAAATAAGTAGCTGCTATTTGATACTTAGAATCATCGTAAGGCAAATGTCTAGGGTCAGAATCGGACATATAAGCATCTATCTCACTTTCAGCATCACACCTTTCTACAACTTCAAGAGACACACGAGGGACAAACTCATCCGAATAAGTAAGCGTAAAAAAGTAGGCATACTTAAAATGAGATGACATATTAGATATTAAAGCACATTGGATATTAGAACGATGAACAAGACATGACGGACATGTACCACAACGAACAAACAAAGTTTCATGAGTATATCTATTAATCACCTTTCGAGGATGAAAACACTCTGTAGCTAAATATTTTTCCCGTTCCTTTTCTGTCATAATCAAATAGTCTTAGCAGATGAAACCAATACCGGAGAACCTTCAGATTCTTTCAAAGCCTGATTAACAGTAGCCATAAGAGTAGACTCATTAGCAACATACACAATAGGTGCAGAACCTTGTTTCTGATAAGAAATCAAATACATTTCCATAATTTAATAATTTTTTGGGTTAATATTAATGTTAGTAGAATCAACGCTAGACGTAGAAGTTTGTTCAGTTTTCTGCGTCGAGTTTTGATTGTTCTTTGAAATAGACATAGAAACGGTACAGGACTGTACAAACAAAGTGGTGATAACACCAACGATAAAAGTTGAAATCAATTTTACAATTTCAATCCATTGTTGAGAAGTAACTTTCATAATAAAACAAACATTAGTTAAACAACACTGCAATGATAGAAATAAAAATCATAATAACCAAATAAAATGATATTTTTTTTTTGGAGGAAGTGTAATTTTTCAAAAGAAAGACAAGAGATGAGAGCTTTGAATGAGGTAAATTCAAAGCCCTTCGGGAAAAATTAGATAGGCTTCGCCAATAAAATGAACTAGGGGGCAGCGATGCCGAACCGTTCCGCCCTTTCGGGCGCAGGTATGTGCTATAATAATATAAAATAGTAAAAAGAATATACAAATAATAAATATAGCACAACACTTTAATAAAACGAGGAGCACATCTCCTATGCAGCTACGCCTGCATAGGGCTGTGCTCCTCGTGGGGAGGGCTGCGCACTGGCACGTCCAGCGGCTGGACAGCGTTTGCATCATACGGGGTTGTATTTACCACCTCAAACGCCGGGGGGCTTCGGTGTATAACGGGAGGGTGAGGTGTGCCTTTATCCGAGAGGCGGCTACCTTAAGACCAAGATAAGGAGTGACGTGCACCCGGCCGGAGGCCGTGGTGTGCGGCTTCGCCGATACTATGGTGCTAGACGCTAAGGAGGGCTATGCGCCCTCTATTGCTCCATCAGCGTTCAAACGCCACGCAGGCTTAAAGATACTACTCGACTATAACCAACTCGTAGCTACTAACAAGGTTTTCAGAGTTGAGCATATCATGCAGAGACGAATAACGATAGACGGTAAAATCGTAGTCCTGATAATAGGGAAAGTTTTTTCGAACCCACCTCTTAAAATAAGCCTTAGCGTTAGAACGAGAACCAATATAAGTGTTAGCAACAAATGAACCACAATACAATATAAAATAAAATTTCTCTTTCATAATAATAACTGTTTGAATAGTTAACAAATATAAAAAGCTTCAGGACAAAAAAAACTCCCCCGGTCGACGGGGGAGCACCATTAACGACGAATAGCACCTATAGCGTTTCCAATAACACCAATAGTATTAAGTCCTTCTTCATAATACCGTTTATTATAATTCCAACGGTCAATAAGAGATCTAAAGGACTTAGATTCAGCATCACGCACTCCGGCTTCCTGGGCTTTCTGTCCGAAACCCATATTGTAAGCCGTTTGCGATTCATATCCGGTACTCATAGCTGCAATATAATCATCAGCAAGAGCAAGAGCATTACGATAATCAAGATTATTCAAATCAGACATAGAATCATACCAAGTACCTTGCTTAGTATATAAAAGCTGCTTAGCAATAGATTCCTTACATTGCTGATACTTCAAATGTCCTGCTGCCATCAAATCATAATACTGGGCAGCCATCACATTCAAACGCAGTTGCTCGGATTGATCAAGATACTTATTCAAAATACGCTTAGATTGATTAGATAATAATAAATCGACACGCTGTGCACGCTGTATTTTATTAGTCCAGCGCAAATTTTCCAGATTCTGCTGGTTAGTATTATAATCAAGTTGCGCACGCTGCAAACCAGTCTCACGCATCCATTTCTTATACTCTGGGGAAAGCTTTCCCCAGTCAATATTAGAAAAAACCTGCATAGCTTGAGCTCGTGATACATCCGCTTCTCCTTGCAAAGCCTTAGTACGAGCATTAGATTCTCGTTCCTGATAAAGCATTTGTCCGGCTCGTCCAAGCTGTGAGCCAAGCTCTGAATAAACTTCAGGATTCACGGAAAGAGGAGGAGCAGCACTAGCTTGAGAAGTACTACCAGTAGAACCTGCAACACCAGCATTCGAATCATATCCCAAATAAGGATTATATCCGGCTTCAGCACGCAATCTACGCTGATTAGCCGGAGAATTGTACTCGTTCTGTTTATTCCACATTTCAAGCTGAAAATCACGAGCTTTCTGGGCTTCTCGAGCATTAAACTCGTTATTCATTTGATTCTGAAAAACATTCTTATTGTTAGAAGCGGCACCAAGAGCAGCGCCACCAATAGCACCAATAGCACCAATAAGAGCGGGAACGATAGCTACATCATAACCATTACTGGGCAGGAGCTGATTCAGCACCACTGACATTAGAACCAGAAGGATCAACTTTAGTGCTTTCATTTTCGGCAATCTGTTTAGTGCTTTCATTTTCGGCAATCTGTTTAAGAGCTTCGGATTTCATATCCTCTGCCAGTTCATTAATAGAGTCAACCCAAGCAAGAATCTCACTAGGTTGCTGAAGATGGCGAGATTTAACCATAGACAACAACTCATCATCTGAAGGATTCAACTTATCCAATTGCTCTTGCAAAGAAGAAGAACGAGAACGTTTAGAATCCAAAAACCGTTGAGCAGTAGAAACACCGGCACGCTTAGCAAGATCAGCAGCATGAAGTAACATACTCACATCAGAACGAAGACGATAAGAAACAGAGTCACCAAATGTCTCTGTCTCAAAACGAAATTGTTCAATAGGGTCAACTTCAAGAGAAATCTCACCAACACGAGTAGAGGGAAAAGTAGAAACCTCACGAGTAGGAGTAAATTTACGAAACCCGCATCCAAAACAAAGTTCTTTTTTCTCTTTCATAATCATACAAATTTAATAAGGAACACCATCACGAGACAAAGGACGAACGACCTTACATCCAACATAAGAATTAACCAAAAATTGGTCACTCTCCCAAGTAGAATCAGCCTTAACAGCAAAAATATTATCCAAAGTATTAGGATTAACCTTGAAGAAAGGCCAAGTAACAAAAGAACCAGAAGAAGGAGTACCAAACGTACTATACAGGAAAGAATCATCAACAGGAGCAACCCAATCCTGAAGAGTCGTAGTAAATGCACCATGAATACGGTCTATATTGGATTTCCAAGCATAATAACGAGGATTATAACCTAGAATAGAATCAACCTTTATAGAAGCGTTAGCCTTATACAAATTGGAATTAAACAATTGAACAAGAGGTACACCTTCCATACCAATACTATCGAATTCAGGAATAGGAAGTTCGTCTACAGAAGTAGCCAAAAGTTGAGGATGTTGACCAGAAATATCATAATCAAGAACAGGCATACAATGATAAATGCACATCAAAATACAATATTTAGAACCTGTAGTATAGCGCATAGAACCAGTTCCAGTGCCGACACCTTTACCATAAATAACAGCTTCTCCATCACCTTGCAAGTTGTTGTTAACAACTTCAGAAATATCAAGATTTCGAGCAATACCTCCAATGTATTGTGCCATATGAGAATCAGAAGCAGGAACATTCACACCAAAATGAGCCTTAATCTGGTCACGATAATTGGTATCAACAGATTGGGTAATTTCACGATATTTCTGCAAAGCTTCTGCTTGACGAAGAGCAAGAATATCAAACGAAGAAGAAACCGATG